CGTGCTAAGCTACTCGCAAAAGTAGTAGATAAATTCAAAGAGTACGCCAAGGATGAGGGTGACCTTATTGATCTGTATGCTCAAAAAGACAAAGATGGCAAGTTTGTCATTGATGAGCACAAAAACATCAAGCTAGCAGACCCCACTAAACTCGACGAGTTCAGCGGCCTACTCAACGAGCTAGCTGATGAAGAAATTGTGATTAAAGGGGGTGAGTACTCCAAGCGATTTATTGACTTTTTAAACTTTTTAGAAGAGTGTGAAGATGAATTTACATCATCTGAAATCATTCTTATCGACAACATTTTGGAATAATTTGAAGAAAGTAAAAAAGGAGAATAACCATGAGAAATTGGAAAGTGACAGGAAAATACCCACAATTTGACAGCACAGGAGCAGTCGCAAGCACACATATTATTATCACTGCTGAGGATGGCTCAGTCATCTCTCAACTTGTTAAGCAAGACTTAACCTCAAATAATGACACAGAGATTATCAAAGCTACTTTGGAAGAATTTAAAAAATCTGAATACGTTGAAATTGCAATGGGCGAAGCCGTGCAAAAGGTAGACGACCTTGAAAAAATCTCACAGGAAACCGCTAAGACTGCCAAAACTGCTCAAACAGCTGCTGGTCTAGCTAAGGTGTCCGCAGAGCGCACGCAAAAGATGATTAACTTACAAACGATCCACATGTTAACGAGCGGCGGCAAGATTGATCCTGATATCTATAAAGGTGTGTTAGAGCTTATTGAGCCTGCTAAACAAGGCGAGTATCAAGCCTATGATGTCTTTACGGTGGTCGACGATAAACACGAAGAGCAAGCGGGCGAAGGTAATCTTGTCTTTGTGCATGTCAACGAGCCATTTACTTATGACAAACAAAGTTTAGAGGACTTAGAATCAGAGGATAAAGTCACAGTTATCAAATATGCGGACTTAGTTAAGCAGGATTAGGGGTGGTTAGATGCACGAAATCTTAATTCAAATCAAAGAGTTAGCGGGGGCAGTAAGTGCCCTTGCCCTCATTGGTGGTGCTATGATTTGGATTTACAAAAAGCTTGTTATTGAGCCAGACAGCAGACTAGCAGAAAGATTACAGGTGGAAAATAATAAGCTACTGACAGACACAGTAAATCCTCTGACCGATGCCATCAAAGACCTAAATTATAATCTCAACACTGCCACAAAAGAGAGAGCTGAGATGCGCAAAGACATTGAGGTGCATGAGGGGAGACTCGATGCTCACGACATCCGACTAACTGTACTAGAGACAAAGGAGAAATAAAGGAGAAATAAAATGCAAGAAATTACTAATATTATTACAGGATCATCACTATCAATTTTGACTATTTTGGCAGGTATTGTGGTTAAGCTTGTTAAAGATTATCTACTAAAAAAAGGTGGCGAAAAAGCGGTTAAAATCGCTGAAATTGTTGCTCGTAATGCTGTTGAAGCTGTTGAACAAATTTCTTATGACAAAGACATCAAAGGTATCGAAAAACTAACAGAAGCTAAAGTTGCGGTTCGTGACGAATTATCAAAACATAATGTCTATTTGTCTGATAAACAAATGGAAGTCTTTATCGAATCAGCTGTTAAACGCATGAATGATAACTGGAAAGGTCAATAATATGGCAACTTTAGATGAAGTCTTGTCTTTTGCAAAAGGATTGGCAGACACTGGTCAAGGGGTTGACCTCGATAATGTTTACGGTACGCAGTGCGTGGACTTGCCAAACTGGATCACGACAAAATATTTTGGCATTGCCCTTTGGGGCAATGCTATTGACTTACTAGATAGTGCAGCTGCCCAAGGAATGGAAGTGGTCTATAATGCTCCTGGAGTTAATCCACGAGCTGGGGCTATCTTTGTGATGGTGACCTATGCTCATGGTTACGGTCATACTGGATTAGTTATTGTGACGTCAGACGGATATGTTCTGCATAACATCGAGCAAAACGTGGATGGTAATGCTGACGCCCTTTACATCGGTGGTCCAGCTCGATATGTTGACCGCCCATTTGAAGATGGCACTGGATATATTTTGGGTTGGTTTTACCCTCCTTACGATAGTACGCCAGCAGCAGTGACAGAGCCAAGCGCTCCAGTGGTTGCACAGTCAGATGGTACTTATGTAGCTAACCCTGAAACAGGTACTTTTACTGTTCGTGTTGCTGCTTTAAACGTCCGTTCTGCGCCTCGTCTAGATGCAGAAATTGTGGCAACTTATGGCGAAAACATGGAATTTAACTATGATGGTTGGATTGACTCAGATGGTTATATTTGGGTGACATACATCAGTGTTACTGGTGTTAGACGATATGTGTCCGTCGGAAATTCCGAAAACGGACGACGTGTGACCAACTTTGGTACTTTTAGATAGGAGGTAAAGCTCCGAGATAAGACAAAACCGCTCAGATAATTTCTGGGCGGTTTTTTGTGTATGATGAATTATTTTTCAAGATAAATATCGAAATGACTAAAGTTCTTCATATTGATAATTCTATTATCTTTATATTTTGCAAAAATATCTGATCTAGTCCCTTCATTTGGTGAGTCAAATAAGTCTATTTGCTCATGTTTCCCATCTTTTGTGCCAATTTCGATTCTGCCGCTTACATAAGGAGAAGTAGCGTCATAAATTTTATAATTATCCATAAGGTATTTTCTGATTTTAAAGTCAATTTCCTGGAAAGTTACGATATCTTTTTCTAGAATAATTTTGTTATTTAAGTTCTGTTGAGATTCTCCCGAAATAAATAGATTTCCCAATAATTTATGATTTACTTTATTATTTTGAGCAGGCGTAATTCCTCCATAGACGTACTCACCGGTGTGAGAATTAAGAATATAAAATAATCCAAAAACATCTACATGATCATCTCGTTTAAATTTTTGAGAGGCCTCATAAGACATTTCGGAACTAATATAATAGTCTTTCCCTCTATATTTTTGAGTATCAATGTTTAATGTGTGTGTCGTTGAAAAATTTACCCTGCAATCTTTATAATCATAAGGAGTTATAGTGTATGCATAAAGTAAATCACTTTTAACATTCGAAATGTCTTTCTTAGAGTCACTTTTGATGATAGGTGAAATAGTAGAAATCAGTATGACTGTAATTATGAAAACTATTTTGATGATGTTAATCTTTTTCATTTTTTCTCCTTAATTAAATGTATTACTCGTACGAGAATACATGAAATAGCAGTAAGTAGTTAAAAATCAGATTTCTGTTTATTTAGAAATTTTATAAATGTATTTATATTTTAGTTTTTAGGAGTGGCAGTTCCATTTAAATAGTCAAGGTTGATATTTGGAGCAGAGTTTTCTAAGATTACTGTAGTAACACCATTTTCATCAATACTTTCTTTATTACTATTTAGCCTTATAGTAAGCAACTCACCAGATGAATCAATTCCAACATACTGTAATTCAATTTGTCGAGGCACTACTTCATTGCCACTATATATAGGAGTGACTTTATAATCTAGCCAAAAGTCAGGGTGAAGCGCAAGCCAAGAATCTAAACGGTTTTCATAGTATAACATCCCTTCAGGATTGCTGTCATTTGCTCCTGAATAAGCACCTGTGTTTAGCCAGGCTGTCATTGTCACTAAATTTCTTGGTTCATCGTTTAATCCACAAAATTGATATCCGACTAGATGCCCACGATTCATTACCCATGAAGATTTTGAGCCATCTCCGTATGGAAATTGATAGTTATGCCATCCCACAGGGTCATAATTTATTTTAGTGCGTACATCTTTAGTTTCGTGTCTATCTTGCAGTTGGATATGTGAAAAGGTAGCGCGGTTAAGGTTATCCAACTCACCAAGTTGTAACTGATAATTAGCAGTAAAAGGTAAGAGCTTACTAGAAGCAGTATTTTTATAATGTGTGTTTGCATGGGATACATTCGGATAAGTTCGTACCTTAGCTGCGTCAACAGTTATTGTCGTTATAGAAAGAGAAAGTAACAGTAAAACAGCGGTAAGCAAACTTGCCTTTTGTTTAGATAATTTCATGATAACACCTAAACCTTTCCATTTTTAGCTTTTAGAGTGGATCAAATATTGCACTTTTCTAGTTAATTATATCACTTTAAATTAAAAAAACTTAAAATTAATAAAATTAATTTATCAATAATATTACGCTAAAATTTCTTTTTGTTTAATAAAATAGAAGTTATTAAATTTTAATAAGTTTTAAATTTAAGTGTACTATATTCTCGTAAAATACGAATAATAAGATAAGGAGGTGCTTTATGCTAACATACGACGAATTTAAACAAGCAATTGACAATGGATATATCACAGCAGACACAGTAATGATCGTGCGCAAGAACGAACAGATTTTTGATTATGTGTTGCCACATGAGAAAGTAAAGAATGGAGAAGTTGTGACCGAGGAGAAGGTGGAAGAAGTGATGGTGGAATTAGACTATATCAAATGA